AAGTAAATGCCCTTGTTGCGCAGAGGAGCGGTGTTACCAAGGCCTGTTGTGTTACCGGCTTGCATCACGGGTGTCGCAAGTTGCGGCATTAAGTCGGAACAGTCGACAGTACCGCTATTAGCTGGAATAGTTTTTGCAAATAACACGCGGTAGTCGCCAGAGGCCGGAATCGGTACAGTTGTTCCACGTGTGTGGTAAAACACGAAGGTAACCTCTGGTTGATAACCATAGACAACACCGTTGTACGTAAAGCCACTTGCTGTGCCACCAGAGTAGTGCAGAGCTGTGTTTACGCCCGTTAAGGCTGTTGCTCCGGTATACGTGTAATAACCAACACCGCTCTCTGGAGTCGTAGCTGTAATTACACCAGTATCTGTAATATTAACAATTTGACCACTCGTTAAAGAGATAATTGTGCCAGATGTTGTGCCGTTAATTGTGTAATCCGGGTTACGATAAAAATCATTGCGTGTGATGGTAATGGAATCGACAACACCGCCACTGTTGTTATCTTCTTGAAGAGAGGCGTCCATATCCACCAGGATCGATGGAGCCTGTCCGCCCTGTACAAAGAGTGTGTTAGATGCAGAGCTGCCAACCGTTTGGGTCGTTACTCGAACTGAATCAAATAACGGACGGTCAGTTAACAGCGGCTGCTTGTTGGTACTGGTTGAGCTTATAGTCCATAACACCCTATCTATTCGCTTTGATAGGGGCCTCCGAAAACTACGTTTATTCTAACGTTATTTTATGTAATTAAGCAAAAAACCCATTGGATGCATAGTTGGTCTTGGGGTGAGTACATCTTTTAGTAGACTTTTTTGAATCTCAGCCTCCATTTTTTGCGTAGGAGATTGAACACCAGTCAACGCACTCATAAAGCCTTGAAGAAGGCCTTGATCTGTTAGCTGAGGCGCTTGTGCGGGAGGCAATGCTGCCCTAGATGCATTTGATGCAGCTTCATCAAACCAGGCACTAATTTGGCTTGCGCGTTTAACAGGTTGACCATAAGCACTAACACCTTGCATTGTTGGGAAAGATGCCCATTCTGGAGCAAGACGAGCCTGTAATTCGGGCGTTAATTTACCCGCCTTACTAATTGCGGCAAGTCCACCAACGGGCAAAAGGCGTTGTCTTGTTAAGTACAGCATCCCAAGCCTTTGGTTTTCTGGACTAAAGTCCTTTGCACCAATCGCTTCAGCTACACCTTTCCAGGTGTCGGGCATAAATTGAAACGCGCCAGCGGCAGCACTTGCGTATCCAGGTGTTTTGATGACACGGTCGGGATGACGTTCGTAGCCTTTAAATTGACCGCCGCCAAATAAAATGTTGTAACCAGGTGCATTATTGCGCCAGGTACCCTCTGCCCTGCTGATTGCAGCTTCTAAACCTGCGGCATAACCAGGGTTCTGTCTTTCCCATTCTTGAAGTAGTTTTCTTGTCTGTGACATTTTATTTACCGGGCTTGACGCTTCAGTAACTCCCGATATGCAAGGCCCGGATTTGCCTGTGCCCACTGCATCAGGGCTTCGTCGGTCATTCCGGCTGCACCCCCTAATTCTTTCAGGCGACGCTGAAGCTCTCCACCCTGTTCCATACTCCTACCCAGTTGCTGCTGGCCCGCATAGAAGGCAGAAAGGCCGCCAGGGAAAGTTGCAGGAGCAGCATATTGCTGCATTGCATTAAGTATTTCTTGAGAGCGTGCGCGGTCTTGAACATTTTGACGTTGTGCGGGAACACCGGCCCCGTTAGATAGCGTCCCAGGTGCCACTGGAGGGGCAACGGGCGAAATCTGTTGTCCGGCACGCCGATCAACCATCTCGGGAGGAGAGGGAAGAACGGGGGCTGGTGGAGGATTGCCACCAATAAAACCAACGTCTGGAGAAATTGCAGGCCCCTGAGGAAGGCCAAACGCTTTAGAGGCGCCTTCGATTTGAGCTTGACGACTTACGCGCCGAAGCATGTCATCTTTTGATGAATAGCCTAAACGTTGCCAATTGTCATAGGGGTCTCCAGATTGAGGTGTAGTGCCCTCTAATTGGGTTAATCCAACAATAGTACCAGCGACTGAAGTAGGTGCAACAAGCGATTGCGCCCAGCTTGGCATTGAACCTAGGACAGGAATGCGTGCAAAAGCAGAAGATGGTTTTAAATAAGGTGCTGCTACAGTACCAAGGTTTTTAAAAATATTTCCTACTTGACCAAAATTAGATTGACCACTTAAAGCGCGCGCCGCTTTTTCAGTGGTGCCTCCAAACTGCTTAACAAACTCGCGTCGAGCTGCAGGATCACGTGCGAATTGACCTCCTGCTTGAATAGTAGTTTGTAAGGGGTTCGTTAAAACAGATTGGCCGGTACGCAATGCGGTGCCAATAGCGGGGGCGCGAAGAGCACCTTCGGCCGTTTGAGTAACAGTGCGAGAAAGCTGTGGAACAATGCCTGCAGCTTCTTGGATAGCACGATTAACCATGCCAGTTTGAACATTACGCGCCAAACCAGCGGGGGCGTTGGTTAGATCGGAAATCATGCCCGTAAAACGGGTGGGTATATTACCAAAACCAGTGCCGGCAAAAGCTTGTGGTAGGGGTTTTTGAAGCACGCGCTCAGCTTGCCCTGCCAATGCTCGGTAAGTCTGGGGATCGGTGACCTGGTCGGCAACAGATTTTAAAGCAGGCGCAGCTTTGGAACCAAAACCTTGTACTGCTTTTAGTACTTGAGGATTTGATTGTGCAAATTGTCTAATAAATTTCCACATTATCTCCAATTCTCCATTAAATAGATACGAGAACCAATGGAAGTGTCTGCAGGACCTGGAAGTGCCTGAATAAATTCAGCGCCAGAGCGTTCGTAACGGTAACGAGCTTGGAACGGATCCTTGTAGTTGGGGACGTAAAGGATGCCGGCTAAACGGTTGGTCTCGTAGAGATAAATCTCATCCCAGACCTTTAATGCTTCTTTGGCATTGCTAGACCGAATCGTACGGTCCACATCACCAGCGATGCTTTCTAACCGAGTGGAAGGTGACGTTGCAACCTCTGTTTTCTTTTCAGCCGTATCACAGCGGCCGATCTGAACAACGATTTTGTCATAGAAGTATGAATCCGGAACCGTGTTCAGCGCTTCTTCAAGTCGGGCATAGTCACCCGCCGGCACGGAAACCGTGAAGTAGCCCAAATGGTACCGGACCCTACTTTTGTCAAAATCGCTGAGCTGCACAGCTTACTTCCGTATGTTTTTCATTATAGATGCAGTAAATTAAAAGGAATAAGGACCAAGCCCCATCTGTAGTAACTGCTCAAAAGCATTAGTTCTATTCCCGGGATTCAATGCATCAGATAAAAGCTGTTTTTGCAAGTACTGCTCTACGGTTTCTGTTTCATTTTGCTTCAATCCCTTTGCCAACATATAACCAAGTAAAAAATTTTGGTCAGCACTACCAAGTGATGATGTTTGTTGTTCGGGGGATGCAGGTAATTCTAGAGTCTTTGGTATTTGCAATTCAGTTTCTGCTTCTGGCCGATCAATGTTTCCATGACCAATCTTGGCGATCATGCGGCCAGAAGGATCGAACGACTCCGAGTAATACCCATAACCGCCGCCTGCTGCACTCTTAACCTTGCCTCCTGGAACAACAGGTAAAAAAATTGATGCATCTTCCACGGCTCCTTTTTCAAACCGATTTGCTGCTTTTTTGAAAGGGGTGTAATAATCAAAAGACTGCCATCCAGGATGTACGCTGTGTGAATGTGCGCTGGCTGCCTTATTTAATAAATCTACTTTTTCGGAAAGATCAGCATTGATGTCCCAACGTCTGCCCGAAACCGCCGGATTTGAAAATTCAACAACCCTGCCAATGGATTGGTTTTGTCTTGCAAGTGCATCGAACAGCTTGACGCGTTCTGCTATAGGTAAAGATTCAAGAAGCTTTAAATCTTGATGATAAGGATTGCCACGCCCAATCTTGCCTGCTGGACCCGTAAAGCCTCGACGTACTGCTGTGTATGACATATCTGTTTTATTTCTCATTCTAAAATAAAAACCCCCGGTTTCCCAGGGGTATATCTACAGAAGGAGTTAGTTATACACGAATTAAATCGGCAGCAATCACCGCGTCCCAATCAACTCTTTTGATTTGTTTTAGCTGTTCGAGATTGTTGAACTTTTCACCCGATAAGGACATCTGAAGATCTTTAATCTCTCGGGCCGTTTTCAAGCCAATACCCTTAATATGATCAGCGATCATTTGAGCGGTGGCACCATTGATATTTAAACGTGTATCAGGAGGAAAGGTACGAGGTTCTTCTTGTGCTGCCTTATCTTTTACCTGAAGAGTTTTCACCTTTTTAGTGGCTTCTTCATCGGGCTCGATCTCGGTTTTGTAAACGGTAAAAAGGCGACCGTCTTGATCTTCGACCATGAACCAATCGCCTTGATCCCATTCGCTTATGACTTTGACGCGAGCACCTGTTTTTTTGTGCTGATAAAGCATTGCTGCTGTAGGTGACATAAGACCAGTGATTAACTGGTCTTAGTTTAACTCAATCAGCTAACAGTGCGGCCGAGAAGGTAGCCATCGATATCTTCGTAGCCAGGAGCAACATCAGGTTGGATGTAGCAAACCTCAACCACAAAGTAACCAGTACGGCCACCGGTAGCATCGCCACTGGAGATGTAGAAACCGCCGGAAGTAGCAGTGCTATTAGCCGTTTCCTTCGCAAACACTTTCAGGGTGGTGGAAGCGGTAGCGGAATAGTACACGTTACCGGCAGTCACACCAGCGGCACCAGAGGCAATCAAGAAGGGGTTAGCGCTATAAGCAGCGGAACCACCAGCGAAGTAAATTTCGCCAGCCTGAGAGCCGGAGACGGTGGAAGTCAGGTTTGCCTGGATAACAGCTTCACCGATACCGGAAGCAGCAGTGGGGCTACCAGCGTTGCTACGGCCGAACGAAAGCACGTTACCGGTGGCGGCATACACACCAGAAGCAACACGACCATCACCCCAGCCAGAAGCAACGGAGATGGTTGCGCGATACACGTAAGCAGGCAGGGTGCTGCTACCAGAGATCACCATGCCAGTGATGTCAGGACGGGTGTCATCCTGGCGGTAAGGCGAAGGAACGATCACGTCAGCACTTGCCACGGCGCCAGCGCCAGAGGTAGCAGTCACGGGGACGTAACCACGTTGCTGGAAATAACGATAACCAGGAACAGCCAATACAGAAGTAGGGCCGCCTTTGGTAGCGTCATTGGTGCCGTTGTCGTTGGTATCAATGTTCTTGTACCAACCGTTCAGGGGTTCTGCCCAGTTACCTGGGTAGATTTTCTTAGCGGACAAATAGGTCATTTATCTTTTCCTATGTTGTGTGTTTATGGTTAATTATCAAACAGAGCCGTCATCAGACACGAAGCTGTAAGCGGTGGTAACGAAGTCTTTATTCAGGATCTCGAAGCCAGCGTACAGTTGCCAGATCAGGATGATGAAGCGGCTGAAGTCATCGTTGTTATTGATGAGCACCTGAGCGTTAGGACCGCCGATGCCAACACCGATGGACTGAGGACCGAAGAAGTAACCTTGGGCAACTTCTTGAGAGGTGTAATTAGCAGCACCGCCGGAATCAAAGGTGGCAGTCACGTTCTTGGTCGGGAAGTTGGTCGACTCGAAGAACTTCACACCTTCAAACTGAACGCCGGTAGGCATCACAGGTTCACCAGCCAGGAAGTAACCCTGACCAGCTTGGGGACCCATGTAGAAGCTGGCGTTGTTAGGCATCATGGGATTACCCATGTACATGCCTTGACCAGGATTACCAGCGTAGCGGGCGATCTCACGGAAGTCAGCGTCACGACGCAGGTGCATCATGAAGGTGGGATCGCAAATGCAGCGATACAGACCGTCAGCAAAAGTAGGAACGTTACGCTTGCGCAGGTCCTTAACGATGGTGAGCAGGTCGGTTTTCACCTGGAACTGCTGCACTTCGTTGCCGTACTCGGCGGAAGTGTAAGCAATACGACCTTGGGAATCCTTGGTCTTGCCACCAGCGAAGTAGTAACCACCTTGGGTAGTGCCAGCAGCACCATTAGCTTCAGCTTTAGCAAGTTCGTCAATAAAGACGCGGTCACGCCAACGGCGATAGTCGTCAAGCAGGGTCAGGCTGCCGATCGACTGGTGG